AGTTGTTTTGCTTTATCCGGGGTAATTGCTACCTCGAAATGCATTTCATCTTTACGGTTTACGTAATCGCCGCCCCACTTGAGGCCGTATTTCTTAGCGAGCGCACGGATCATAGGTACCTTCTCAGGAGGAAAAGTCCCGATTTTACCTAGCGCGTGTTTAGTCGCGTTAAGGTCTATAGCTGTACCGGAGGAGTGGCAGCTGAGTTTGTCCTCGCTACCGCGTACCATCCGATAGGCATAACTCCAATCGTCAAAAGTACCGCCCTCTACAGGCTCAATTAGAGTATTAAACTCGGCAGTAAAAGCAGCTAGTAATGGGCCGCACCCTTCAGCGCATCGCAACTTGAGGTTTGTACCTTCAACCTTGTAGCTAGTAATGCGGATCTCGTCCGGGTCCTTTGAGGCAGGCCAGCCGTTATAGCTTGTCTGCATTAGCTTGCATTTCATCATAGGTTGATTTAAGCATCGAGGTATATTCCCCATTGCCTCGGTCAATAATGGCGTAAGTTTGAGCCCCACCGATTGAGTCAATTTCAATAAAAGTTACATTGTCCATTTTTACAACTCCGCACTAAAGCCAAGATAGGCATTATTACTATTATTATTCAATAACATATATGGGCGATATTGGACTCCACCAGACGCTAGGGTAGTAACTAAAAATACTAGATTTTTATTACTTGTATTAGTATCTATTGCTACGCTTGTTACCGCTATTACTGTAGTTCCATCATAAACGGCTAATGTAGAATAATCTACAGATGAGGGAAGTATTCTCATAGTCACAGGCAAGTTAATTAAAGATTGCAGTCCTGTACCAGATTGAGCAAAAGTAACTCCGTAGGTTGAATAGATATTTCCTTGATTACTTCGCCAATAATACCTCTGGCAGGCAGCCAGTTCACCTTCGATACCACCAGCACCTGCACGGCTAAAAGTTGTAGCAGTTGAACCAAGTTCAACCTGCACACCAGTAACTTCGAAGTAATCTGCTGCTCCAGCAGTACCAGTAGGAGTAAAGGTAAATAAAACTGCTAATTCAGTTGCGGTTGCAGCAACAGTTCCAGTATAGGTAAATCTTTGCCAAGTAGTAGTTAATGTAGCTGTACCTGATGCAACAGTCGCTTGACCAGTATAAGCAACATCGAGCCAATTCTGATCTGTTCCAGTTCCAGAATAAAGAGTCGCGGCTAAAGCGCTTGAAGTTGCAGAATAGTTAGCACCTTTGCGAGCATAAAAACTAAAAGTTACCGCTTTACCTGCAAAGGGAATTGAGTTAGTAGTTTCTAAGGACTGAGCCGAATAAAGTATTCCAGTAGAAGTTGCACCAGAGGCGCGAGATAAACGATAGCAATACTGAATAGATGGCAAGTTTGTTGTATCGCTTGTTGTTTGTCGAGATACAGTCATAGTCGCACCAGCCGTATAAGATTTCCACCTATCGGCTGTAAATAAGTTTTGGCCAGAAGTTAAAGTTGTACTTGTTCCTCTTTGCCAAATATCAAAGCCACCATTTATTACACAGTTTTTACCTGCTGAACTAGAGAGTGTGCTGCTAGTGAGCAGGTTAATAGTGCCGTTAGTATCGTTTACATCGCTAGCAGAATAAACATCGCCATTAGCGTATGTAACTTTCGTGGGCCATCCAACAGCCATTATGTAGCCCTCCTTAGGGTTTTAGTAGTTAGCATCTATTAACGCCTCCTCAGTAGTAAGTGTTGTATCCCAGCTATTAGCCGTAATATCGTGAGCTATTCCTTGGCACTGCAAGGTTTGTGTAATGACCGTGCCGGACTGTCCATAGTTAGTAATCTGCATAGTGTCGAAATAATCAAGATTTAACGCCGCAGCTACGCCTGTGGTATAGCCAAGAGTTACAAGATCAAGGGTTATCTGACTAATAGTTAAAATGGCATCTTTTCGGGCTCCCACGTATGCGGTCGCTAGGCTAAGCGCTACTCCTGTGGTCTGCATAAGCATCGACTCGGCAGTAATGGCACGCGTAAAGTATTGAGCGATAGAGGTCGCATCCTCATAGGTTTGTGTAGCTAGTCCAATAGGGGTAACGCTTGCCCGATTTACGATGGCTTTATCGTTAAAGCTAAATTGGATTTTGGAGTAGTTAATACCTGTTACACCATCGTTATTAAATACTGTAGGCGTAGCGCTTTGTGCATCAAAGCAGTAGGTACGGTTCTTAAATACTACGTTGCCTGCCTTGTCTATATAAAAGGCTCCGGGTCCCTCTGTAAACTCGACTGTTTGGCAGGCATCAAGGACTGTACGAGTGCCGCCCGGGTCCACTTGGCACGTTGTATTGCCTGTTTGTATAGAGCGCTGAGAGTTAGGAAAAGCCACCATATCGAGGATCTTGTTAATGCGTGTGCCTGTATCTTGCCCGGCTGTAGCTCCTGTAACCGTTGTTACGTTTGAGTTAAAGAAAAGTCTAAAGGCATCGTAACAAACTAAATCGACAAAACCGGTCTCTTGGTTTTGTGGATAGGTGTATAGGTACTCTGTTATGTAGCCACTAAAAATAGGGTAGAGAGTGCCGTTGTAATTAGCTTGTACTTGTATCTTTCGTAAAGGCTGTACGTCCGGGTAGTAAGGAGAGCCTGTATTTTGAGGGTTAAAGTAGCCTTCGGGATCATTGACTCGCACCGTTGCCTGACCGCTGAGGTATTTATCCTGCAACACGTTACGGCTACGACGGGTAGATATTCTTAAAGTCTCTGCCGAGACATCGACGATATTAGGTACAACAGTGCCAAGCTCTGCAAAACCTAACTGGCCAACCCCAAGCACTAAAACGGTCCCGAAACTCGCGCCTTGAGTTAGGTTAATTTTAACTATCGGGGTAGCAGGTAAAACAGCCATTAGTACACCGTTGAGTAGTTAATAGGGATACCGGCTGCTTGGTTGTTGTAAATACCCTGTGTAATTGCATCTACTATGTCGCGCTCTGTAGAGATAGATCCTCCTACGTTCAGAGTTATATTTGTTACTTGTGCTCTACCTGCAGCACTACGGTCTGCATCGTATGGATTACCGAGGCTGTAATTACGAGCTGCCTCCGCTGCTCCTAAACGTGATCGGTCTGCATCGTATGGATTACCTAAATCGTAAGCAAAAGCTGCAGACATACCACCACTAACGCTAGTAACGGGAACACCGGCAAGCGCGGCTAATTGCGCAGCTATAGCTTGTAAAGTTTTAAGCCACTCGGCAAAAGGATCAGGTACATCCCCTAAACGGACCATATCGCCGCGTAGTTGTCCTAATAATTTTGCGTCGTTAGATATAGATATAGCCAATCTCGCAGCGCCTTGTAAGTTGCCCTCGGAAATAGCCTCTTCAAGATCCATAATTTCGGTCTTAAGGCGAATACGTACGCGGTCCTCCTCGGTCTGCTTGGCCATAGCTGCAGCCGCAAGTTGGATACGCTCTAAATCAAAAATCTTATTAGCTTGGTTGAGGAAAGCACTTGCCTTTTCTAAAGCTAATTTCTTTTGTGCCTCGGCAGCTAATTTTTTAGCATTAGCAAGTTGTACCTTTTGAGCAGCTGCAAGTGCCTTAGCTCTCTTAAGTGCCTCAGCCTCAGCCGCAGCGCGTAACTTTTCTACTTCGCTTAGACTGTTTTTAGTATTTTGCCCTGAGATGGACATAGGAGTAGTAAACGGCTGTGGTTTAATTCTTTGAGCCGCGCCGAGATCTCGCAATATGCCGGCAGGGGAGTACTTAATACTCCACGCAATAAGTCGGCCTAGCGTGCCTCCTGAGATACTCGCATCGAGTTTACGTACCTCAGCTACAACTAAAGCTAGTCCGTAAATAGTGTCTGAAATAGCTTGCCCAAAATCGCCTATTGCTTTAGTAGCTTTACCTATACCTGTATCTCCTGCAAGGACCGCAAAGCTATCTACTAAACCTTTGCCTACAGTCTCTTGTAAATTATCGTAGGCCACCTTAATTAAACTAATTTTGCCTGCATAGGTATCGAGTGCTGCCGCATTTTGTCCGCTAAATTGCTCGGTTAATTTTTCTTGCAAGTCTGCAAACGTGGCTGTTTTTAATTCTGTTTGAGTTAAACCGAGATTGTATTTTCTTAGTCCTCGAGTATTGCCTACAAAAGCCTGGGCTATATCCTGCGAAACAGTTACGAGATTTTCGCCGCTGCCAGCTGCAACATCGAGGGCCAAACCTAAGAGCTCTTGCGATTTACTTACGCTGCCGGTCGTGGTCAAT